CATCATTTCCAACCGCAGCAGATTTAAGAGATGTCTTCCAACAAATCGTCATTGCACAGCGAAATAATGATACTGCGTCGTATGCGGATGCTTTAGAACGTGCAAGTATTTTAATAGGAGGTATAGATGACGCACAAATACAAGACGCACGAATGATACAATCCATTAAAAGACAGAAGTCATCAAATGTTGAAGTTGAAGATGTTGATGAAGAAGAAGAGTCAAAAAGTCCAAATAAACAACCACCTACTTACCCAGTAGGTTCTTATACACCACAAAAAGGAAGAAAAGCACATAAAGATGTTGAAATCCCTGATGATGCAACTGAAGCAGAGTTTAGTCGTTATACAATGAAAAGAAGAATACAGTTTTTATACAATAAGGGTTTAATCTCTTCTAATAAAGAGAAAGAAAATAAATCGGAGGATCTCAAGGATACGTTTCGTATGTATAGAAAAGAGAATCCTATTCAAGGTAAAGGTTTGAAAGGCATGGGGTTTGGTAGAAAGATAATTATGAAGGCAGTCGCTAAAAAAACAAAGATTAAAAAACCAATTGAATTAAGCGAAGGATATGAAAAACCGAAGTTGTATAAACAACTGGGTCGTTATTTAATCGGCACTTATCATCTTGCTAATAATATTGTATGTATCAAGCGTCCAAATATAAATAAGTCGTTATTGAATAAACATATATCAAATGATTTAGTCGCCATTTTTAGAAAGTTATTAAAAAAAGAACAACCATCTTTTGATGAACTTACAAATCTCTCAGCAGATGAAAAAGAGATACTTCATAAAGTAGTTAAGTTATGTGTATTGGATGTGTCTGTTCCAAAACCTGAAAGTGAATCCATCCAAGAAAAGGATTTACACCGCTTTGAAATATTAAAGGGAGAGATTACAGCAGGAAATGATAATGCTAAACTGGTGAAGGAGTTTAAGGTTCTTTTGATGAAGTTGGTGAATGCGAATCGTGTAGCACGAAAAGACGCACATGACATTTTAACGGATTTAGCGGCAAATGGATTATAAAATATTTCTCTATTTATATAAATGCCCGAAACATTTAAATATATCTATGATTATATAAATGGATTATACTCACGGTTATGGAGAAGGCAATCAAGTCCACTGGAAAGTGGGAAACCCGAAAGTGTCAAATGATATTGTTCCTATGGCATCATTTGGAGCACAACCACGTTTTTATCTTGGAGGATCTCAAATACCGAACACTTTAGGTATTAAGGGAAACAGTAGCGGCAACGCATTTAATCATAAATCTCTCTCTGATAAGAAAAGTAAGAGTAGAAAAGTAAAATTATAAATAAAATATTATTTGGTATATATATAGATGGTTTATACTTTAGTTTTAAATCAAGCAAACGTAGTATCAACAGATAATAATCAACTTGTTTATAATTTTCCAAACTCCGTATCCTTTCCTAATCACGAAATAGCGGTGCAATCTGTTGCGATGTATTATTCGTGGCAAAATATAAATCAAACGCCACTTGGTAATAATACATTCACATATTCGTGGGTTGTAGGAGCAGGACCAGCTACAACATACACAGTAACTATTCCTGATGGAACTTGGGAGATTGCGGATATTAATAATTTCTTACAATATACATTTATTCAAAACGGGACTTATTTAATTAATGCTTCCTCGCAAAATGTTTATTACGCCGAGTTTATTATAAATGCTAATCGTTATGCGGTTCAGTTAAATACATTTCCAGTTCCTATTGCTCTACCTGTTGGATGGAGTGTTCCAGTCGCTAATCCAGCGACAGGTGCGTTGGCATTCGCAGGGTTTCCTAATACAGTATTTAATCCTTCTGTAACCACTCCTGCTAATTTTAATAATATTGTTGGATTTGCTGCGTCTTTTGTTTCAGGTTTGAATACTGGTGTAGGAACAAATCTCTCTTTTCTCTCAACAACTGCTCCACAAGTTCAACCGAATCCAAGTATCTATCTCGCAATAAGTAATATTGAAAACGGTTATGCTATTCCTAACTCAATCATATATTCAGTCACTCCAAACGTTGCTTTTGGCGAACAGATACGTGAGTTTCCGCCACAATTTGCTTGGAATAAGTTAATTAAGGGAACATATAACCAATTGCGTCTTACTTTTTTGGGTCAAAACAGACAACCAATAAAGATGCAAGATCCGAATATGACAATCGTGTTAGTTATTCGTGATACGAAGGAAGTCAGTGACCTTATTACACTCGCTTCGGGTGGTAAATAAACACGGGGACACCCCGTCAACCCCATTTTTTTTATTATCTCTCATATTATATAAGATGTCATTTTCATCTGATATAACCGAACAATATTTGGATAAAGTATATGAGGATTTATCAAAAGAAAACAATACGTTATTAAATAAAATGAAGAATACAACATTAGAAACAAATGAAAAGCAGACGACATGTATTATGAAGGAAGTTTCGTGTATCAATTCTCTCTTAATTAATGTTATGAAACTGAAAAATATTAAGAAAGCAAATAAATTAAAACTTTTATCTCTTTAGATAATATAGAATGAGAGGAAAGTTGCCGAATAAACTTTTGATTATTAAGGGACGTAAGCATACAGCGAGAGGCATACAACGAATGAAAGGTTGCGGAATGGGGTCTGTTCTATTGAATGTAGGAGGAGCAGGGGCAGGTTCATCTTATCCATCTGTATCGGAATATGAGAGAATCACGGGTAATCAAGTTAAGGGAAGCGGACTGAACGATAAGTTAAGCAAACTCATGGTAAAACCGTTGAAGCATAAACCCATCCATTTTCAAATGTAAGGAAAACAACAATAACAATTAACAAAAATTATTTTGTATAGTTATATTATAAATGTCTGCCGATTCAGTAGTTTATGATATGTCCTCTATGAGTGAAGGTTCTCCTTCGGTGTTTGTCAGACGTGATAATTTGACAATTCTTGATAATCAAAATCAGAACTATAACGGTAACCAGTCCGTTTTAGACACTTCCCAACTTGCCAACTCTAACAAATATATGAACTATCGTGAAGCATATTTCACTATTCCTATGGTTCTTACTCTTACTTCTGCTTTAGCGTCATCTGACAACTTTCAACCTGCCACTGCTGCTACTTCTGCCGATTATTGCTTGGGTTTGAAGAATTGGTATGGTTCTATCGTCCATTCTCTGACTGTTGACTTACAAGGAACAACCATCGTCCAACAAACTCCTTATATCGGTTTGTGGAATACTTTTAAGTTGATGACCTCTTTGAGCGTGAATGATGTTAAGTCGCAAGGTTCTCAAATTGGTTTCCATCCTGATAATGCTTTGTCTGTTTCCGTTCAATCCGCTGCATCTCCCGCTGGTATTAACTCCGTGAGTGGAACTGCTGCCACAACTAATAACGTCAATTTGGGTTCATTTCCAGTTGTGTCAGGTGCTTTTAATTCTTTTGATAATTTTAATGATGGGTTGTTAAGACGACAACAAGCGTGGAACTTTGATTTAGAAGCAGTTACTTCTCCTGCTGCCAACTCTGTTGCCTTTTCCACCCTTATTTCTTCTACTTCTTGTAATAATTTGTGGAAGTCATACATTTATAACAAGGTAAATGGTGCGAGTGCCGTAAACGTCGGTGTATGGCAATGTGCTATCACCGCTCAAGTTTATTTGAAGCATCTTCATTCATTCTTTGAAAGAGTGCCTTTGTTGAAGGGTGTGTTTATGAAAATCACTATGAACCTCAATCAAACTTCATGCACTTTCACATCCGCTGGTGCTGGAGGTAATTTGGCGGTTACAAGTGTTAATTCGCCTCTTGGAGGTGTCGTTCCTTTGATGATTGCTTCTGCTTCAGCAAGTAACGGTTCGGCAACTCTTGGTGCTTCTACTTATATTGCCTCTCAATCTGTCGGAGCACAAGTTCAAGCATCCACTCAGTCATCTTTGGCGGGAGTGTCGTCCTCTCCTCTTGGAAGAAGTATCTTGTTGAATATTCCTGCTTATTCATTTAACCCTGTCTACGAACAAGCATATTTGTCTTCTCCTATCAAGAAGATTATTTATACTGATGTGTATCAATATCAATTGATTAATCAAATCGGAGCAGGTCAGACATACAACTCGCTTATCACTAACGGTATTGCTAACATCAAGAGTGTCCTCTGTTTGCCTTATTATTCTTCAAGTGCCAACGGAGGTGTTCTTCCTATCCAATGTCCTCTTGACCCCGCTGGAGCAGGACCCACCTCACCATTGTGTCTTCAAACACAGTTTAATATTCAAGTGTCAGGTCAGAACGCCATCTATAACACTGAGAGATATTCATACGAACAATTTATGAATCAATTGTATGGTGTCAATGCTGTCAACGGAGGTATGACCGATGGATGTGCTTCAGGATTGGTTAATCTGCAAGATTTTGAAACTTCCTATTGCTATTACTATGTTGATTGTGGGAGATGTCTTCCAGTGGAGGAGAGCGTTCCAAAGTCTGTTAATATCTTGGGAACTAACCAGTCTGCTAAAGCAATTGATATGTTTATTTTTGTGGAATATGGTGTTGAAATCTCAATTGATGTGCTTAGTGGAGCAAGAGTTTAAACGATACGCAATTTAAACAAAGTTAATGAAATGCCGTTATAATGAATATCATATAATTTTATAATTATATTATATATGCCGAGAAAGAAGAAAGCGGTAGAACAAGAACCTTTAGTTGAAATGAAAGAGATTCATATAGAAACACCATCAAAAAGAGTGATTGGTCGTTTGAAGAAAGGACATAAGGTTCAGTTGAAAAAGGGAGATAGACCCATACATGTCTTTTCAACACGCCACGATGCTATTACAAAAGCATTTTTAAAAGGACGTGGTATTCATTTAGCATTACATCCGCATGAGGTGAAGCACAACATGGGTAAGGGGTTCTTTGATTTTTTAGACCCTGAAAAGAATGGGTTTAATGCCGCTTTAGACCCGAACCGTAATGGTATCGTTGAAGGAGTAAATAAAATAGCAAAAATAGTTGAGAATGAGGTTGGGGCAGTAGTAGACCCAAATCGTAATGGTGTGACTAAAGCGTTAATAGATGTGGGAGCAGATATTCAAAATAAGGTATTAAATCCGTTGACAGCGGGTATGGCGGAGTTCGGTGATGTTATGGAAAGGAATGTCGGTCCTGCGATTGTAAATGGACTTATAGATGTGGCAAAAGAAGGTGGTAATCTTACTATGGATGTATTAAAAGATTATGGAGGAGAGATTGTTGGAGGTGTATTGGTTGCTTTATGTGCGGCAACAGGACAAGTTGAATTGATGCCTTTGGCGATGGCGGCAGGTGTTGCGGTTGGTAAATACGCAGCAGGACTTGGAACGGAGGTAGGAAAGAAAGAGATAGAGAAGTATTTGGACGCTCAAAAGATGAATATTAAGAAACCATCGGCGAACGCATCAGAGTTTGAGAAGTCAGCATATAATATGACACAACAAGCAGTTCGTATGGCGAGAGATAGTTTAGAAGGAGAGATATTTAAAAGTGATACATATACAAAAGAACAGAAGGAAGTTATTAAAGCACGTAAAGATGCACGTAAGAAGAGGGAAGAAGACGAGGACAAGTTGGTAGACCAAGCAGCGATAGATACTATTCAAAAACAACAACAAGACGAGTTTAATGAAGAGAAAGCATTAGCAGACCAATTTGAAACAGAGAATAAAACTGCGGCAGATTTAAAGCAGAAGAAAAAAGCAAAGAGAGAGAAATTAACAAAGAAGGATTTTATTCGTATTTTGAATAAATATACAGGACAACGTATGAATGCTTTGGAAAATGCGAATAGAGCGAAGGCAGAGGCGAATGCTCTGTCCGCACAATTAGCGGCAGAATCAGAGGCAAGAAAGAAAGCATTAATACCAAAGTTAGATTATTCAGGTGCGGTATCACTTGCCCCATATACTGATCCAGTTCCTATTTCTAACGTGGGTCAAGGAATAAAATCTCACGATATTATAGAAATGCCAAAGAAGGGAGAAGGATTCGCAGAAGATGTTGGAAGTCTTGGAAAGTATTTCGGTATGGGTTTAGGAACAGGTTTATACGCATCCGTAGGTAGAGGAATATCAAGACACGCAGGTTTAGTTGGTGTTGGCGGTAATTTAATTTCACATCAAAATCAAGGTGTGTTGCCTCCCGCATTACAGTCACAACCTCTCTCACAGAACTTTCAGTGGAAGAGTAGACTGCCGATAGCAGCATTAATTGGAAAGGGAATGCATTAAAACGGGGTTTATATAATATTTTTTATTTATATTATATAAATGGTATGGACGTATAAAAATCGGTTTAATAAATTATATGGGTTTGATAAAGATGAACCACATTCACTTGAAGAAATAGCAAAAATTACTGGATACAAATTGAAAGGATTAAAAACGATTTTTTTAAAAGGAGAAGGAGCATACCAATCAAATCCTGAATCAGTAAGACCTCAAGTTCATTCAAAAGAACAGTGGGCGTATGCGAGAGTTTATTCAGCAGTGATGGGCGGGAAAGCAGCAAAAATAGATAAAGATTTATTAATTTCAAATTAATCCTTCTTCACATACGTAGTAAGCATATTAGCGGATGAACCCATTGCTTCCATGTCCTTTTTAATCTCTTGGTTTTTTTTAATACTGTCGCCATATTTTTCAGTCAAGTAAGTATGACGAAATGAATTGACAGAGATGTTCTTACCAAATATTCTATTGATGCGTTGAGTGACCTGAACGCTGTTTAATTTATTGCCCTTGTCAGCATCAAACAATAAATATTCATTTGGGTTAGTCTTCAACCATTTTTTTAATATAGCAAGAAGAGGTGCAGGGATGGTTTCTTTTTGTTGTCCGTGAAACTTGTCGGTTTTATAACGGTTGAATACGAATGTATTTTTATCAATATAATTGTCGACCTTCTTATCAACGTTTTTTATTTTCATCTCTGAGTAATCAAGGTTTCTTCTTGGAGGAATAAAAATCCCACCAAAGAGAGAAAGCATAATAAACTTTTGAATAGTTTGTAAGTCATTAGAGTTCAGTTGTTTCTTTTTATAAAGATGATCTGCTTCTTCACGAAGACTATTCCATTTTTCTTTTATCTCGTCGTTAGAGATACTGTTCTTCTTTTGAGTCTCGGTCTTTTCTTGTTTCTTAATATCTTCACTATATTCTTTTATATCTCCCATCATTAATTTTTTATACTTATCATTTTGAGTCACAACAAGTAATGCTGAGAGAATAGTCTTTCTTTTGTTGGGAGGCATATCTTCTAAATGTTTTATAATCTTATCATCATCTTTATTAAATCTCTCAATATCAACATCATTGCTATCAAAAACTTTATTATACAAACTCTTCAAGAGGGATGCGTAAGTATTCAAACTGCCTTCTGACAACTTTGGTCGTTGTTTCTTAATATCTTCTTTTAACGTCATTCTATAATTAATAGAGAGATTATATTTAAATTAATTTCGTATATATACTTCTAAATTAATAATCTTCGGGGGCGATTAATTAATGTAATGATTAAAATATGATTTAAAGAGGCGGTTAATTAATCAAATGCTTAAAAAATGGTTAAAGAAGTCGTTAATTAACCGAATTGTTAATAATTTTAGTGATTTTATTAAGATAATGATGAATTAAAATATTTTAATTAACACTTATATACATTATCTAACCATTTTTATTAAGCATTTCATTAATTAACGACTTCTTTTAATCATTTTTAATGATTATATTAATTAACCACCATCTTTAAACACATTTTAATCAAATGATTAATTAATGTCTCGCATAAAGAAACAGGCGGAAGCAAAAGGTATATATATATATTTATTTTTTATTATGTTATATTATATTATAGGATGTCAGCATATCAACCACCAAGAGAGAATCTTGTTATATTCGACAATAGTGTATTCACAGATACGAATGGAAACAGTATAACGAGAAGTGAAGCAGATTTATTATATCTTAAGTTTCCATTCGGACAAGGTAGTGAAACAGTCCCATCCTTAACTGCTTTAGACAAAATCAATATATACTCTTCATCTACGTCTTACAAGGCAAAATTAAATATACAAAATGCAAACAACCCAAAGACAATACCGCCACAATATTCTCCATTTGATGCTTCAAACGGAATACAAATTAATAGTGGAGATGGTTCTGCTTCTGATATGGTATTATTCATGGGGGTTGACGCTAGTTACCCTTGGTCTTACATTCAATGCAGTCGAAATGGAATATCATCACAAATGGTTTTAAACCCAACAGGCGGATATGTTTATTGTCCTCAGTTTATTCCAACAAGAATAGATATATTAAATAGTGGGACTTTTATATCTCCTGCTTTCCAAAACTTTGCAGGAAGAACGACTTGTAACGCATCTCTCACCACAACAGACCCATCGTATGCAACCATATCCATTAATAATGAAGCAGATGGAAATTATCTCACATCAAACTGGGACAGTTCAGGCAACGCATTACAAATATCATCAGGTGATGCTGGAGCAGCGGATATTACTTTGTTTATGGGAGTTGATAAAACAAATGCTGTGAGTTATATTCAATCAAAAACTATGGATGGTGGATCAAGGAGTTTATGGTTAAATCCACAAAATGGATTCGTTAGAACTGGGTCATCCGTATATGTTGGAAACGGATTGGATGTGACTGGTTCATCTAATTTTAAATCAACTATTGATATAAGTAATAACCGTATAAACTTTGCGGGAGGGGCGTATATGAAATGGGACACAACAATTGTTGGAGTAGCACCGAACAGAGTTCAATTTTTCACGTCTGATGCGACTGCAAATGCTACAATTATGACACTTTCAACTGATGCACCACGAGTTGGAATCAATAATTTCAACCCATTATTCACACTGGATGTTGGTGGGGATATGAACGTTCAAACACAAGCGAATGCTGCGTCAGTATTAATTTCATCTTTGGCAGGAGGTGGTAATAGAAGCATCTCGGTTTCTAATACTGGGTTGGTTATTATCACGCCGTCTGATAAAAGATTGAAAAAAGAAATAACTTGTTTATCAGGAAATATAATAGATGATTATTTTGATAAATTAAACCCTGTTGAATATAAATGGATTGATGATGAAACGTATGGTTCTCAAAAAGAATATGGTTTTATCGCTAATGAAATAAAAGAATTGTATCCTAATTTGATTTATAGAGCATCGACTGACGCAAGTGGAAATGACTTCATGGGATTTAATCAAATATCTCTCATACCTATACTGACCTCAGTCATACAAAAATTAAAATCACGATTAGTTCAATTAGAAGATAAATATGCCTTGTTAGAAGACAATGTTACTATGCTTCTCTCTCGTATATAAATTATGCTTATCATATAATATAATATTATCTTGTCTTATTATATTAAATGGCGACGTATAATCCTCCAACTCAAAATCTTGTCATTTTTGACAACTCTGTATTTACTGATTCAAATCCAACAGGCAATCTTACTCGTGCACAAGCAGACTTGTTGTATCTTCATTTTCCATTCGGTCAAGGAGCAGAAACAATACCATCCGTAAGTATTACGGGAACATCTTTATTAAACGGGACTGTATCGGCAAATAATAATCTTCTTTTAGGAGGTGTTAATGGTGTGAATTATTTACAATTTCCTAACGGGACGAAACAGTATGTCGCTGCTATAGATTATTTAACCGCAGACAACCTATGGAGTGGTAAGAACCAATTTAATGGTGACGTATCATTAAACGCAGCAGTCACATTAAATGGTGCTTCTCTCAGCATTTCATCTGTCCCTTCTACTTCTGATGCGAATAATATTTTAGTTTATGATATATCAAGTAATAGTATTAAATACGAACCCTCAGGCAATATTATAAATGCAACTAAAAGCAATCTTCTCGCCAGTAACAACTTATGGACTGGCGATAATAGTTTCAACAATATACAAATCGCTTCAACTAAAAATATCAATTTTGCTGGACTTATAGATATTAAAGAAGGTAATACTTCACGAATATACACTGATGTCGCTACAAATAATTTAATACTTGCCCCTTCAGGCACAAGCGTCAACTTAGGTGGTAAGACGTTGGCGATGGCAGGGGGTGAAATACACAACTGTTCTCTCGTTCATTCAATAAATAATAGCACAATCACTCTACAAGGACTCGGAGCAAGTAGTTTAGTTAATATTACTGGTTCGCATGTTTCTATCAGTGGAGATGATCTCATCATTTCATCTGTTCCTTCTACTTCTGATGCGAATAATATTTTAGTTTATGATATAGCAAGTAATCAAGTCAGATACGAACCATCAGGCAATCTTATTACTGCTTCTAACAATAAATTACTTGCCTCTAATAATGTATGGAGTGGTAAAAATCAATTTAATAGTGACGTGTCATTAAACCAAGCAATCACATTAAATGGTGCTTCTCTCAATATTACTGGTTTAACATCCGCTTCAAAAGCAAACCAAATATATTATGATACAACAACTAATAAAATATCTTATTCTCCAATTCCTTCTTCCGCAACAAATACTTTTTATGTCGCTGGAAATGGTAATGACACAACTGGTGTCGGTTCTATAAACGCACCTTATCTCACGATTCAAAAAGCAATAGACCAATGCACGAGTATAACTGCGTATTATTCTATTTATATCGCAGCAGGTTCTTATACTGAATCTCTCACAATCACAGGGACTACTTTAACTGGTTCTCCCCGCATTTCATTAATCGGAGCAACGAATACAAGTAATTCAAAAGGTGTCACAATTAATGGTTCTCTCTCTGTTACTCTTACTACTGCAACTGGAAACGAAGCAAACAACGTTATAGCATGTAATAATTTGGTTATTACTAACTCAGCGGCAAACGCAGTGAATGTGTCGGGTCAAGGGTTCAGTCTATTCTTCACAAATTGTAATTTAATAACCGCATCCACATCAAGCACTCTCACATTATCATCTTCCGCAACAACAACAAGATACTATTTTGATAGAACAAATGTCAGCAACGCTGCTCTTACAAGCACGAACCCTCTTGTATATGTTTCACGTGGAGCAATATGGGCGATTACAGGTTGTGATTTCACCAACTTAAACACTGGTGGAACTGTTATTACGGTCACAACAAATAATGCTTTGCTTCTTGCTGTGAGTAATTCCGTATTGACAAATAATCAGGCAGGTGTCCTTGTTGATTGTTCTTCTACTTTATCCGCTGGAAATTGTGGATTCTCTAATAGCACATACACCGCATACGCAAGTGCTACGTCTGCTATGTTCCTTCTTGGAAATGCAGGAGGTCTTGGAACAGGTGGTGGTTATTCGTTTTTAAACAATACGATTGTAAACGCAAATGCCACTTACGCAACAAACGCATATATTTCTTTAAGAGGAGGCGTTCAATTACAATGTGATAATAACATTTTTTATAATACAAAATTAACTGCTATGGCATTCACACCATTCAATTCTTTAAGTGGAACGAATAACGTTTTTAGATACAATAACAATGTGTATATCAATCTGAATGCTGCTGGGACAAACACAGTGACCTATCCTACGGTCAATGGAACGAGTGTCATCATCTCGGATAATATACTCAGCGACGTTAATTATACAAGCAAGATTATATCAGATATTTCTCTCAATGGTGCTGTGACTCTTGGGACTGATATATGGGCGACTTCTCTCGCTTCTACCTCTGATGCGAATGCTGTATCCTATAACACATCTACCAAGAAACTTGGTTATGTTGCTCTACCTGCTGCACCATCAACCTTATTGGCGAGTAACAACACTTGGGCTGGTAAGAATCAATTCAATGCAGATGTTTCTCTCAATAGTATTACATCTCTTACAAGTGATATTTATGCGACAACTCTTGCCTCTACATCTGATGCGAATGTTGTATCCTATAACACATCTACAAAAAAACTTGGTTATGTTGCTCTACCTGCTGCTCCATCAACCTTATTGGCGAGTAACAATGCTTGGGCGGGTAAAAATCAATTCAATGCAGATGTTTCTCTCAATAGTATTACAACTGTGACTGGAGCAACCACTTTTAAATCAACGATTGATATAAGTAATAATCCTGTATATTTTGCGGGAGGGGCATATATGCAATGGTCTACCATCATCCCTGCAACCGCTCCAAACAGACTCCAATTCTTCACTTCAACCGCAACTGGTAATGGAACAATTATGACGCTTTCAACGGATGCGGCACGAGTAGGTATTAATTCGTTTAACCCAACAGTTACTTTAGATGTTGGTGGGGATATAAAAAGTGCTTCACTTGGAACTGGAGCGGTTTATTCAAATAGTGGTGTATTATCTAACTCGGGTCCGTCTGACCCTTCACTAAAAAAAAATATCATTTCATTAAACGATTCTTCAAAAAGTATATGTGATATTGTTTTAAAATTAAATCCCATATCGTTTGAATGGATTGACCCAAGCATGGGAACTGGAACTAAATATGGTTTTTCAGCATTACAAATTAAAGATTTAATCCCTGATATTGCTTCCACATTTAAAGATGCGAAGGGAGATATTAAGCACGGTTATGACCCAGTTTCTCTCATTCCGTTTTTAATAACCGCATTACAACAACAACAAAAGAAAATAACTGACTTGGAAGACAGTGTTTCTATGCTTTTATCAAAAATGTAATAATTCTATAATAATACAAAATAGGATTTATAAATGTATATATGTTGAATAAATAAATTATTATTTTTATTAATTTAATTAGATTCATATAATAAAATATTCATATATTATATTATAAGATGCCACCCAAGAAGAAGAAAGAATATACAGGGGGAGAGATTATTAATTATTACGAGGTTATTCCAAAGGATTTATTGCCGAAAATACACAACCCTAACGAACATTTACACGGATTTAAACTTCCATTTAGAATGTGTGTGTCTGCACCTTCGGGCAGTGGTAAATCCAATTTTCTGATGAATATGATCGGACTATTTTGTAATGGAAACGGCACGTTCGGTGACATCACGCTCATCACACGAAACTCCGATGAACCGCTTTATAATTATTTAAAAGGAAAATCAGACCAAATACAAGTCAAAGAAGGTCTACATAACACGCCCATTTTAGACAAAATGGATAAGAGAATTAATCATCTTGTTATTTTTGATGACATGGTTTTAAATAAAGACCAATCTATTATTACAAACTTTTATATCAGAGCAAGAAAATTAAACTGTTCTGTTATTTATCTCTCTCAGTCTTATTTTGATATTCCAAGTATGGTAAGAAAGAATTGTTCTTACATGGTTTTTCTCAAACTTGGTGGTATAAGAGAGATTAAAGATATCATGCGAAACTTCTCTCTTGACTGTTCCAAAGAACAATTATTAAATATGTATAACTACGCTACGGATGAAAAATTATCTCCATTTGTTATTGACGTGGAAAGTAATGACGAAGATAAAAAGTTTAGAAAAGGTTTTAAAGAATATCTCTCACCCGATGACTTTAAAGACGAAGATAAGATAAATTGAATTAATATAAAAACAATTGTTTATGTGTATATTAATTATGGAGTGGGTGAAAATAGAAGAATACGAAAATTATTCTATAAATAGTAATGGAGAGGTTAGAAATGATAAGAATGAGAGAATATTGAAAAATGGTTTAAATAATGTAGGATATTATCGTGTAAAATTATATAAAAATGGAAAAAAAACAGACTATAATATACATAGATTAATAGGTTTATATTTCATTCCAAATCCAAATAATTATTTGGAAATAGACCATAAAAACGGCGTTAGGTCAGATAATTCAATTGATAATTTGAGATGGTGTAACCATTCGCAAAACAATAGAAATAAAAAAAAGAGAGAAGGTTTAACAAGTATATATAATGGTGTAAGTTATGATAAAAAAAGAAAAAAATGGGCGGCGAAAAGTAGATTAAATGGGAAACAAATACATATAGGGCGTTATATCACAGAAATACAAGCAGCAGAAGCATATAACAACTTTGTAAGAGAGAATATTTTGGAAGATTATAATCTTTTAAATAACTTATAATGGCATATCCCAAAGCAACCTTGCAGCATAATATCCAGCAGAACCTTTCACATTAATATCCTTTTTATGTCGTTTTATATATGACTTATTTTTTTCATCTGCTATTTCTTGACCGAACTCTTTTAAATAATGCGGATAATCATAATAAGATGCTGCTCCTATACTTATTATTTTATTCGGCAAGAACACATCTATCTTCTTATTTTTTTTAGTGGATACACGTATCTCTACTCCCAACTCTTTTGCTCTGTCCTTCGTATATTGAAGTATTTTATAACCCATTTATAATATACAAGAGAGAATATAATTATAATAATAAATATATAATTATATATAATGACCGACATAACGAATGCTTTAATAACTTCTTCCATCTCGATCGGGGCGTATGGTCTGTGGAAAATAATCCAACATTGGAGGATACACAGCGAATGCAGTAAGAATAATGAACTTATCATTAGTGTCGTTGATATTGAAAAACCTGAAGCACCTATTAATATAGAAATGGAAATTAAGAAAGAAGTTCAAAAAGAAATAAATAAAAATCTCTCTATATAATAAGAATGGCATTATCCGATAGACAAGTTTTTGAACTGGCAAAGAGAATGGATGTCCCACTTGTATTCTGTGACTTCAAAGATAATTTAAGAAAGAAGAAATTACAATACAATAAGTCCTATATAATTAACATGGAGGACGAGATTGATAAGGAAACAGGGCAACGAAACGAGGGGTCGCATTACACTTGTTTCCAAATTAATAAACTCTCAAATGGAAAAACAATGGGTGTTTATTTTGACTCATACGGTATGCCCCCACCAAAAGCAGTGGAAGAATATGTAAAGATTAAATTGCCCCATAACAACAAACAAATACAAGGACGTTTAAATAACGCTTGTGGATGGTTCTGTTTAGCGTTTCTTCATTTTATAAACTCATCAGAGCATCGGTCAAGACACCTACCATCTGATTGTGAAAACTTCTGTGAAATGTTTGATGACCTCGCTAATGACGAAACAACTCATCTTAAAAACGAATATATATTAAAACACTTTTTTAGAAGCAAAGACCCTGCTCTACGAAAACCTATTGAAGTAGGCAGTGGTGTTACAATTAATACGAATACGATTACAAGTGAAGATACAAAAGAATAACGGGGACACCATTTTTTGCGATACTTTTTCTAAAAGTATGAGTTAATATTGAGAGAATTATAATGTCAATATTAATTAATGGCGGACACATTTAGGAAGATAGAAGGATACGAAAACTATTCTATTAACGCTAATGGCGAAGTGAGAAATGATAAATCTGAGAGAATTATGAAACAAGGCAAAAATGGTTCAGGTTATCCATTTGTCATTTTGTGTAAAAATGGTAAAACAACCTTTCATTATATTCATCGACTCATTGGTAAAGGGTTCATTTATAATCCAAATAATTATCCTTGTATAGACCACAAAAATGGAAAGAAAACAGATAATTCTATTGATAATTTAAGATGGTGTTCTGTTTCACAAAATATGAGAAATGCGAAAAAAAGAGAGAATGCTTCAAGTCGTTTTAAAGGTGTTAGTTATTATATCCGACATAATAAATGGGTCGCCCAGTGCAATTTAAACCGCAAAAAAGTATTTGTTGGTTATTATGATGATGAACGAGAAGCAGCAATCGCTTACAATAATTTTATTATTCTAAATCATTTAGATGACTTTAATAATTTAAATGTTGTATAATTATATAATGCCTCCAAGAAAGAAAGGAACTGGAGTTATTGACACGGTTAAAAAGGTCATATACGGTCGTAAGGACTTCCCCCCTTCGGTCAAAAAGAAAATTGAAGCAAACGCAGATGCGGATGTCGTTGGTTTAACCCTCCATAGACGAGTTCTTCCAAAAATATATCATTCTATTCTCTCAGTATTTTCACAAGGAGAAACAGAAAAACTCATAAAAGAAACCGATAAAGATAAATTATTTCATACTTCTATATGGTTAAAACTAAGTAACGGTCATACCCTCTTATTAGAAAAGAGTGAGGTTTTAAGTGCTACGGTAAATCCAAAAGAAGCAAAAGAAGAGGAAACGTTAGACATCCCTGCTCCTTCTAAAAAACTTACACTGAGAGAAATGATTGATAAAACAAAAGAAACGATGGGTGACAAGTTCTTCAGTTATTCCGCAAAAGACAATAATTGCACTGACTTTATTATTGAACTTTTAAAATCAAATGGACTTCTAACTAAACCCGCTCATGACTTCCTTTTTCAAAACAGCAAAAAGATTTTAGAAAGTGTCCCCACTTTAGAAAAAATAGTTAAACTCGCTACTGACATCGGTGGACGTGCAAATGTTCTGGTAGAAGGCGGTATGTTGAAGGGTTATGTATCTCCATACGCATCAGATGAAAAGAAAAAAGCAATAGCAAAAAAAAAAGAAGAAGCAGAAGCAAAAAAAGAAAAAGCAAAAGAAAAAAAAGCATTAAAAGCAGAAGAAAAAGAGGGATTAAAACAATATGAAAAAGACATTAAAGGACGAAAGGAACAACGAATAGAAGAAGAAAAATACAAAAAAGACATGGAAGAAAAAATAAAAAAAGCGAAAGATGAAGAAGATATGGAGAAAAAATCAGAACCATATAAAGAAAAAGAGGACATTCATAACGCTTTAATGAAACCTAAATATAAAAAAAGAAATGAAAATATAAAACTCGCAATTAAAGAAGTAAACGAAAAAAAAGGACAAGGATTACAAAAGAAGAGAAAAGAAAAAATGAAAGGTGGAAAAGTGCCTTATGCACGTCCTCGTATAGACATAATCAGCGACGATTTGGTAACCTTTCCAGGTGCTGAACGTCTAACAGAACGAGAGCGGATGATTGAAGATTTAGTTTATGAAATAGAACAAGACAGACAACGAGAATTAGAAAGACAACAAGAAGAATTACGAAGACAACAACAAATACAAGAACAACTTGAAATAGAACGAGAAATAGAACGGGAAAGACAAAACGCTTATATGCGAGAATACCAACGACAATTTCAACAACAATATGAACAAGAACGGTTGGCACGAGAACGAGCAGCACAACCACAAAATGGAAGAAGAACATTCGCAAGACGACTTGATTTTGAAGAAAGTCCTGCTGATAGGGTGGATAGATTAGTTCAAGCATCAACACCTACGGCTGATAGTGTAATGACAAGTTTGGCGGATATAGTTAGGAGAAATAATGTAAGACCAAGAGATAATACAACAGTAAATCCAGACGAAAGAGAAAGACAAAGAAGAAGACTTGAGGAAAATAAGGAACGAGAAGAAAAGAAAAATGATGAAGGACAAGGACAAGGATTAAAAATGAAAGGTGGATTATTACCAAAAGGACAATTATCAGAAGAAGAAAAACGAGCAATAGACCAACAACAATACCTACGAGGGTTGCTTGAACGACAACCCCAAGAAACAGCAGACCAACACAGAGCAAGACAAATACAAGAAATAGATAGATTAAACCGAGAAATAGCACGACAACAACAACAAGAAGAAAAGAAACAAGAAGAAGGACAAGGATTAAAAAAAAAAATATCTAAACCTATTAAAATGGCGAAACGTATGGTTAAAGGTTCAGCAGAAGCAAAAGCATTCGGGGCAAAAATGAAAGCGTTGAGAGAAGCAAAGAAGAAAGGTAAGGGTTTAGGATGCGGTATAAAAGGAGAAGGTTTTTTTGATGACCTTGTTTCAAAAGTCAGAGATACTGCAAGTAATGTTGTTTCAAAGGCGAGAGAATCTGTTGGAATGGGTGTTGGTTCTATGTCCGCAGAAAATGGTGGACGTGGTATCGCTGAATCTCTCTTAAATACAAAAATTGCTACTCAAGAAGTCAAGGAAGAACAAGGCAGAGGTATGAAGAAAGGTTCTGCTGCCGCCAAAGCATTCGGTAAGAGAATGAAAGCATTAAGAGAGGCAAAGATGAAAGGGAGAGGAATGGATGACGGTTCTTCAAGTGATGACGATGATGAAGACTCTTCAAGTGATGACGAGGATTACGAAGACAAGATTATTAAGAAGACACTTGACAAGGAAATGAAAGGTAAGGGTGTCGGCAATGACGCATCCGCATGTTATATGCTCCACCCCGCCAAGCAATCACAAGTCACCACAAATCCAAATCTCGGTATGGGGTTATTAAAACACCACTCTCACTCTCATCATTTAGTTCATATGCCTATTCAGACACATCATATACCCGAACCACCATCCCGCCTACCTGTATCAAACATTCACGGATCAGGTGTCGGACCACGTTCACGATCTTATGTCACTGACCCAACCCTCCTTGGTTAAATCTTCCTATTTTTAATCATCATTAATTAACTGTTTAATTAATTATGATAAACTATTTAAAAATATCTTCTTTAGAGTATATATACGATGGGTTATTTAGGAGAGATGAAATACGAACATAAAAAATCTGCGAAACAACTATGCGATGATGAGAACATACCATATATTGCATTTCAAATGAAGTATGATAAGGAAGGTAAAAAAATAGTTGATGCCCCGTTTGAATGGAATAAATGGAATTATGATGAATGTATGAATGAAAATCAGATAAGATTGTATTCGCAAAAATGCGATTGTATGATTATTAATTTAGAAAAAAGTCGTTATATGATTGTTGATAATGATGAAAAAGTAAATGAAAAAAAGTTTGATGAAATGTATGATAGTGATTGGACTACATACTCATCACGAAAAGGATTACAACATAAATGGTTTATGAAAAAAGAAAACGATAATATGAAAACAAAAACAAATGCACACGATAGTAATGATTATGGAAATATGAAAGGTATAGATTTAATTTATGACAAGATTATTGAGAGAATTGATAGTTATTTATTTTATAATGATGATATACCATTTTTTCAGTTTGAATCAGAACACCCTGAATATAAAAAAGAAATCAAAGAAAAATCAAAACAACAAAGTATTCCAATTATTGGATTACCTAAAAATATGGATATTGTTGAACTGATTGATATACAATATTTGGACGATTACAGTTCTTGGATTAAAATTGTATGGGCGATGAAGAATGAAAATTATACAGAAGAAGAAGCAAAAAGTATTTCAAAAAAATCACAAAAATACGATGATGATGGATTTTATAATGTATGGGATAAATCACCATCTACTATTTCATTGACACAAGGAACATTAAATTACTATGCAAAATTATCAAATGAAAAAATGTATTATGAAATTATCAATAAAAATAAAATAGATTGGGAAATGGTTACAACAGATAGAGGTATTGCCGAATTATTCTTAATGAATTATCGTGATGACTATGTTTATAAAGATGAAATATTGTATATCTATTCTAAAAAGAATTGGAAAATTGCAACTGAACCATATGCGAAAAACGAATTATCAAAAGGCATAAAAAGCATTTGTTGTGGTATATTAAAAACACTTACAAATGAATTAAAAAATACAGAAGATAAATTAGAAACACAAAATATCAATTCAAAAATAAATAAAATGACAGAAATATCAGTGTATTCTTATAAGACGACTTGTATAAATAATATCTATAAAATGTTAATAAATATCTTATCAGGTTTTGATTATCCGATGGAGTTTGACACGCTATTACCCGATGTTCTTTGTTTTACAAATAAAGCATTTGATATAAATACAGGTAAAGAAGTCGTCATTACAAAATACGATTATATAACTATGAATACAGGATATGATTATACACCATCTACAAAAGAACAATTTGATTTACTTCATGATCTTATCGTTTTGATATTACCAACGCAAGAATTGAAAGATTGTTATTTATCTATTTTACATACGTGTATGTCAGGCAACAGACCAGAAAACTTTATTTTAGCGAATGGAGGAGGACGCAACGGAAAAGGTTTATTGAATGAACTCATGTCTTTTATGTTAGGAAAACAATACTTTTACAAAGGAGCTACAACGACACTCACTGAAAAGTTCAAAAGCGGTTCTTGTGAAGAACTTTCACAAATGGATAAAAAGCGTATGGTTATATTTACAGAACCAAATGATAGTGATTACATACAACTTGGAAATGTCAAAACGCTCACAGGAGATACGACAGTAAATGCACGAGGTATTTATTCAAAAAAAACAGATACAAGATTGGTAGGGACAATCATTTTAGAATGTAATAAAAAACCCAAAATTAACGGACGTATTGATGAATCCGCAATTGCCCGTTTTATTAATGTTTTATTTCCATCTACGTTTACAGATAATGAAGAGAAATTGAAGTTGGATAATCATCACAGAATTAATAAAAAATATAAAACGATTGCATGGCAACAAGAATATAAATGTGTGTTATTTGATTATCTGATTAAACATTCCAAAAAAGAGTTATACATCCCAAAATGTATAAAAGATGAAACACAAAATTATTTGATGGAAAACGATGACTTGAGTATTTGGATAGAGGACAATTATGATTATGATACAACCGCACAACCTATAACAATCAAAGAATTATTTGCGGATTATAAAAGTAGTGAGTATTATTACAACATGACTAAAAAAGATAAACAAAAGATGACTGAAAAAGTTTTTAAAGAAATGATACAATCAAATATCAAAATGCGTTCGTTTTATTGTGATAAGAAAAAGATTGATGGTAATAATTTATATAGTATTGTTATTAATCATAAAAAGAAATCTATAGAAAACAAATGTCTTATACAAGAATAAATAAAATTGAATTAGAAAACTATTACTTTTTTAATTCAATTCTCTTACCCACCCATACCTTACACTGAAAAGGGCGAAAAGGGCGATTTTT